TGCAGCAGCAGCACGTAATATCTTCTGTAACGTTACTAACACAGTTAACTCTACAACTGACGGTTCCTTTACATTCGTAATTGAATACGTACAGGTTGCATAATGGTTGATCAAGCAGCATTGGTAGGAGAACACTTAGGGTGGGCTGTAGAAGATGCAGTTACTCTAGGTGATACTGCTACTACACACGTAGTTTGCACTGACGCTAAGATGGTGCTTATTGAAACAAGTCACGCTTTAGACATTGGATTTGCAGCAGCTGAGGCTGATATTACTGATAGTGATATTATGCTTCCTGCTGGTGTACATTCTCTTGTAGTACCTAAAGCTATTGGCAATGCTACTATCTTAAACTATAGGCGTGGTAGCAGTACAAGCACATTAGTACGTGTCGTTTTATCTTAAATTAAAAAACGAGGAGGGTGTAATAGTATGACAAAAGTAATTAAAACATCTGTAACACCCTCTTCAGGCAAAAAAGCTAAGAGAGATTACCGAAAAGAGTATGATAATTATCATGCTGATGCCACCCAAAAGAAAAAGAGGGCCTCTCGCAATGCAGCAAGAGGTGCTTTAATTACTTCTGGTTCTGTAAAAAAGGGTGACGGTAAAGATGTTGATCATAAGAATGGCAATCCTTTAGATAACAGAAAAGGTAATTTATCTGTAAAATCTAAAAGCAATAATAGGTCTTTTCCTCGAAACAAAAAAGCAGGGAAACTAACATGAAAACGGAGTTAACAAATGGCTAAGCAGTCACTTAAATCTTACTTAAATAGTGAGCTTAAAAAGAAGGGCATAAGCTCCAAAGAAGCCCAAAAGAGCGCAAGTAAATATAGCTCTATTAAAGAGGCTAAAGCAGCAGGTAGTTTGTATTACACAAACAAAAAAGGTAAAGTCATGGCTGCTGTATACGCAGAAGACTTAAATAAAAAGCCTATTGCAGTTAGGCCTAAAGTAAGACCTGATACAGCAACTCTTGCGGGTGATGGCATGGGCCAAATGACTGTTGCAGAAAAAAAAGAAGTAGATGCCGCTAATGCAGCAATCAGACTCGCAGAAAAAGCCCGTAGAGATACTGGCCCAAATGCTGCTCGTAAAAAACCTTTGACTAAAAAAGTATCCCCAAGACTTTTAAGAGAAGGTGGTCCTAGAACAGAAAAAAACGTGGGGGCAGCAAAAGGTGGTATGATGACTAAAAAATCTACGGGTTATAATAAAGGTGGTATGCCTATGGTTATGAAAAATGGTAAAAAAGTTCCAGCGTATGCTGCTGACGGTGTTGGCAAAATGAATATGGGTGGAATGGCTAAGAAGAAGCCCACTACAAAAATGATGGGTGGAGGTATGGCTAAGAAGAAGCCTGCTGCAAAAATGATGGGTGGAGGTATGGCTAAGAAGAAAGCTGGTGCTTACAACTATGGCGGGATGGCTAAAAAGAAGAAGTAATGCATAGCGGGATTGCAATCTTGTATGTAGTCCTCTAAAGTAAAACATGGTATAACTGTCTTTGGTAATACAGAGGAGATATACCATGTTTAAAAAGTGGCTTAAAAGAATACAAAAAACGCAGCAACTACGTGCAGACTACTGGTTGCTTATGAATATGTCAAATAAAGACTTGTTAGATATAGGAATTACACGTGGCGAAATCAAAAGCAAAATCTACCGTTAATGCGGCTAATAATTATACTAAGCCTACTATGCGTAAATCTCTTGTCGCATCCGTTAAGGCTGGCGGCAAGGGAGGAAGCCCCGGCCAGTGGTCAGGTAGGAAAGCCCAGATGGTTGCTAAACAATATAAAGCAAAAGGTGGGGGGTACAAAACGTGAAGGGTGTCAAACATTATAAAATTAATGGTTTAGAGTACAAAGGTAAAACACACAAGCATGAAGATGGTAAATTAATGACGGGTGTCAGAATGTCTAAAGGCTCTGTTCGTTTGTACCACTATAAAGACTTGAGTAAAAAATCGAAAGCAAAAGCTGATGAAACTACAAAAAAGTCAAAAAAGTCTTAAGTCTTGGACAAAACAGGATTGGAGAACTAAAAGTGGTAAACCTTCTACGCAAGGTCCAAAGGCTACGGGAGAGCGTTATCTCCCAGCTGCAGCTATTAAGTCTATGGGCGCTAAAGCGTATAGCGCATCTACAGCTAAAAAAAGAGCAGATACTGCAAAAGGTAAACAAGTTTCTAAGCAACCTAAAAAAGCATCTAAAGCTACTAAGCCGCACAGGAGAGTAACGTGAGTAAAAACTTGAACGAGAAGCAGCAACTTTTTATGCAAGTCTTATTTGATGAGGCTGGCGGTGATGTTGTTACAGCTAAGAAGATGGCTGGTTATGCTGATAGCACTGCTACACGTTTAATTGTAGAAGGTCTTAAAGACGAGATATTTGACGCTACAAAAACTTACATGTCTAGGCTAGGCCCTAAAGCTGCTGTAGCTTATGGTAGTGCTTTATCTGATCCTACACAGCTAGGCATTAAAGAAAAAATGGTTGCAGCAGGTCAAATTCTTGATCGTGCAGGTATTGTTAAAACAGAAAAAGTTACTGTAGAATCCAGCGGTGGCTTGTTTATACTGCCCCCTAAAGAAAAGTGTGAGTCTTGCAAAGACGGTACTTGTACGTGTAGTTAATATTAATGACTACATTTTTTCCTAATAACGACTTAGGTTTTTGGATGCTTCCTAAGCCTAACAATATTAAAAAGTGGGAGCGTGTACCTAGACTAGTAAAGCCTATACCTTGGGGGTATGAGGTAGACCCAGAAGACGAAAAGTGGTTAAACCCTATTGTTAAAGAATTAGAACTATTAGAGCTTGCAAAGAAACATTTAAAGCAGTATAGTTACAGAGAAGTATCTGCTTGGTTGACTACTCAGTCGGGTAGAAGTATTTCTCACATGGGTCTAAAGAAAAGAGTAGACATTGAGCGAAAACGTAAAACAGTTGCTAGAATTAAACGTGAGCTTGCCAAAAGGCTCAAAAAAGCCATCTCGCAATACGAAACGCTCGAAAAAGAAAGAGTTGGCTACTACACCTACAAAGACTAAAAAAGTTTCACGTGAAACATATACTGTTCCAGCTACGCCTATTGCTGCGCCGTTCAACGTAGAAGAAGCGCAAAACATTGTATTTCAGCCTAATCCCGGCCCACAGACGCAATATCTAGCTTCTAGTGAACGTGAAGTACTATATGGAGGTGCAGCAGGCGGAGGAAAAAGCTATGCAACACTTGCCGATCCTTTACGTAGTCTTAATCACAAAGAATTTAGTGGTCTGCTTGTACGACATACTACAGAGGAACTAAGGGAGCTTATTCAAAAAAGTCAAGAGTTATATCCTAAAGCTATTCCCGGTATTAAGTGGTCAGAGCGTAAGTCTCAATGGGTTACCCCTAGAGGTGGGCGAATCTGGATGAGCTACCTAGATAAAGACCAAGATGTTATGCGCTACCAAGGACAGGCGTTTAACTATATAGCATTTGATGAGTTAACTCAATGGGCTACACCCTTTGCGTGGAATTATATGCGGAGTCGCTTGAGGTCTGCAGCACCTGAACTAGGTCTGTACATGAGAGCTACAACAAATCCCGGTTCAATAGGGCATCAGTGGGTTAAAAAGATGTTTATTGATCCTTCTGAGCCTAATAAATCTTTCTGGGCTACAGATATTGAAACAGGGGATAGACTAGAGTACCCTAAGGGCCATACTAAAGGAGGTCAGCCTCTATTTAAACGTAGGTTTATACCTGCCAGTTTGTTTGATAACCCCTACTTAGCTGACAGTGGCGACTATGAAACTATGCTTTTGTCTATGCCAGAACATCAGCGTAAACAATTACTAGAAGGCAATTGGGATGTAAATGAAGGTGCAGCTTTTCCAGAGTTTAACAGAAAAGTTCATGTTATTGAACCTTTTAATATCCCAAATAGTTGGGCAAAATTCAGGGCTTGTGATTATGGTTATGGTAGCTGGACAGGTGTTGTATGGTTTGCTGTATCCCCTTCTGAGCAATTAATAGTATATCGGGAGATGTATGTTACAAAGGTAACTGCTACTGATCTTGCAGATATGATACTAGAAGCAGAGGCGGGTGATGGAACTATAAGATACGGCGTGTTGGACTCGTCCCTCTGGCATAAAAGAGGTGACACTGGACCCAGCCTAGCAGAGCAGATGATTATGAAGGGATGTCGCTGGAGACCTTCTGATCGTTCTAAAGGCTCTAGGGTTTCAGGTAAGAATGAGATTCACCGCCGTTTGCAGGTGGAAGAGTTTACTGAGGAACCCCAACTCGTATTCTTCTCCACCTGCACCCACTGTATAGCACAAATACCTAGTTTACCTTTAGATAAAAGAAACCCAGAAGATGTTGATACAAATGCAGAAGACCACTTGTATGACGCATTACGTTATGGTATAATGACTAGACCACGAAGCTCCTTATGGGACTTTAATCCTGCAACTCAGAGAAGCGGCTTTCAAGTTGCTGACCCTACATTTGGATATTAAATATGGACCCTGAAGATTTTACAACAGATTTCGAGTCAAACTTAGAGTCTGATCAATCTGCCTACATTAATGATGTTTCTACATCTAGTATGTCAGACCCTAAAGCAGGTCACATTATTGACCTAGTTATGGGAAAGTTTAAGAAGGCGGAAGATGCACGTTTTGTTGATGAGCAGCGATGGATGAGTGCTTATAGAAATTATAGAGGTATTTATAACAGCGAAGTACAATTTACAGAAGCTGAAAAATCTAGAGTATTTGTAAAAGTTACTAAAACTAAAACCTTAGCTGCCTATGGTCAGATTGTTGAAGTTCTTTTTGGGAGTCAGAAGTTTCCTCTCGCTATTGATCCTACTACTTTACCTGAGGGTGTAGCAGATACAGTACACTTTGATATTAATCCAGAGTCAGAAAAAGGTATGGAGGAACTAAAAGAAACGTTTTCTCCTACGCCTACCTTTGGGCCTGATACAGAGCTTGAACCGGGCGATACTGTCAATAGTATTAGGTCTCGCCTTGGAGCCTTAGCTAAAAAACTAAAGCCCGTTGAAGATAAGTTAGTTGAAGGCGTAGGTACTTTGCCTAGCAGTATTAACTTTAGCCCTGCTTTGGTTGCAGCTAAGAAAATGCAAAAGAAGATTCATGATCAATTAGAGGAATCAGGAGCTAATAAACAACTTCGCTTAAGTTCCTTTGAGTTAGCCTTATTTGGTACAGGTATCATGAAAGGCCCTTTTGCCATTAACAAAGAGTATCCTAATTGGAATGAGGAGGGTGAATACAGTCCTACTGTTAAGACTGTACCTTCTACTAGCCATGTTTCTATTTGGAATTTCTATCCTGATCCTGATGCAGCAAACATGGATGAGGCTGAATACATTGTTGAACGCCATAAACTATCACGCTCTCAAGTTCGCGCACTAAAGGGTCGCCCATTTTTCCGCGATAACGCTATTGATAAATCTCTTAGTATGGGTGAAACCTACGAGAAGAAATGGTGGGAACAGGCAATGGAAGATGAC